TGCTGCTCGGACTTCACCATGCCCTCGCTGGCCTGTGTCTGGTACACCTTGTTCTGCTGATCGGCGTACCGCGACATCCCGTCCAGCTCCATCTGCGTGCGCCGCGTCGACACCTGGTCGAACATGCGCTGCGCCATCGGATCCTGAAGCTGCGCCCGCTGCTGCTGCTGCAAGTCCTGCAACTGCTGCTGGAACTTCGGAAGCTGGTCTACGGCGTCCTTGCCTTGCAAGGCGTAGTAGTTGGTGTAGATCTGACGCAGTGCGGGGCTGAAACTGTTCGCGTATTGGTTGTTCGCATCCGTCTCACGCTGCAAATCCATCTGACGGGATACAGCCTGCGCGACCTGATCGCCGCCTTGTTGCATGCCTTGCGCCAGCTTGCCGGCTGCCTCGGCCGTGATACCTCCGAATGCGTCCGGCGTCGCTCCAGCAATCTGTTGAGATTGCAGAGGGACGTTGCTGAAAACGCTTTGCGAGGTCTCGAGTTTCGGCAGGATCGGCATGAGTTAGCTCGTCGCAGACGGGTAGAACTTGTTCCACTGATTAGCGAATGTCCCGGCGCCAGACAGCATCGTCGAGAAGCCGCCCATCAGACCAGCTGTCTCGGCTTGGCTCGAGCGCATCGTATCCAGCTGAGACTGCGCGGTAAAGTCGGATCCTTGGTTACGGTAATTCCACGCCGACCGCGCAGCGTTCGATAGGATCGTTGCTTGGTTCAGTTGGTCGACCTCAGCAACGCCTTCCTGGGTGCGCAGAGCCGAACCCGAGTTCAGGTCGATACCGCCTGCGCCCATCACCGCGCGGATCATCCCCTGCCGTTGCGAAGCTTGCTCGCGAGCGGCTTGGAGCTGCTGGTTGCCAGAATCAACCGCGGCGTTTGCGTTAAACCCGGCGATCTTGGCATTGTTCGCCGCGACCTGAGCTTGGTAACTCGCAGCCTCTGCCTGAGCATTCGCACTTGATACTGCGCTATACGTACTTACCGCAGTGGCGATTGCAGTGATGGCGAGCGGAATTGCAGCAACACCCATGTCAGCCTCCGATTTCGAAATGGTGGAATGGTGCGCCGGCTATACCCCACGGTTGTGGATCTCCAATCTTGGCACCGAGCCACTTAAGCCAGCGCACAGACATTTCATGGCGCGCGTCGACCATGCCGGAAAGACACGTATGGCGTCGAAGCAGTTCGGGAAGAAGATGGCGGCAAGCTCGAGCGAATGCCATGCGGTGCTTCTCCACAAGTGGCGTAGACAGAAACCACGGGTATGCAGCGAAGTCCATCAGGCTGTGGCCACGAATGATGCCGAACATGCATGCTACTTCGCCGTCGACGATCCACGACCACGAAGATTCGGAGCGATCCAGTTCGGCCAGCAATGCCGACTCTACGTTAAGGCCGACTGAATCCATCACCTCTCGCATCTCGATCGCACGCACATGCGGAGCCATGGCGATCGCGTGACTCGTAGTAGCTCTGACGATTTCTCCGAGCATCAGTTGTCTCCTACCTGAAGTTCAGGAATCAGCGCAAGCACCGTGCACGGTATAGGATCCGTGATCTGCACGCACAACTGTCCAGGGACATTGTAGTTAGCCGGCAGTACGACGCGTTGATCGCCAGTGAACAGGCGAATCGGCTGCCCCATCGGTTCTGTCGTGCGTTCCTTGATCTCGATGAGTGAGTCGAAGGTCGGGCCAGTCCATACCCCGCGGGAATCCTGCACACGAACCGTAACTGCCGGGATCGTTTTGCGCTTGCTCTGGATCGTGCCGCCAGCTCCTTGGACGTCTATGTACAGACTCTGAAGCTGACAGGTGAACGGTAGCCCCGCCGTGATAGCGCTGTACGGACGATCGAGGGTGATGGAACCGTTGACTACCGTCTGAGACGGCGCGACGTTGCCATCGGCAAGAATCGATACCGACTGGCCGTTCAGATGATCCAATCCGCTGATCGTCTGTACCGGCGTCGTCACCGACCAGTTCCCAGCGATAGCCGGCCACGTGTTGGCGAGCATCTGTTTGATGTCGACGATGATCTGAGTCGTCGAAGGAATCGATAGCACGTTCCCATACCCACCATTCACGCGGACCACGTCGCCCACTTTCGTCGAACCGAACACCGCGGCGTTCGCATTCATCGTCACTGGACTGGCGAGGATTGCTGATAGCACGGCGCCCGACCCGGTGCCTGCTGGATCGAATACGGTCAGTGTCGGATTCGTCCAGTTCGTGCCGGGGTCGACGATCAGGACATTGGTGATCACACCGCCAGTTATGACGGGTGTCAGAACCCCACCAGAGCCCGTATCGTCCTTGATATTGATGACTGTCTGCGCGCTGTATCCAGTCCCGCCAGCAATGATGTGGATACCATTGATGATGGGGATCGAATCGGTCGCAACCGGCGTCAGCGTTGCATTCGGCTTCGTCAGCGGGTATTGCAGGCCTGCATCGACACACCACGCCCGGGTGGGATCGGCCGGCAGCCCGATCGTCGGATCGGCGCCCATCTGGCGCGAAGCGAAGCGCTCGATGTATTGCAGGTACTGTCCGTTGATCAAACGCTCGACGATCACATATACCGCGTTCTCGTTTCCTTCACTGACCGAGCAGATCGACTTGAACAGGCCATTCGTATCCGAGTGCGCCCAGGCGTAGACGTCCTGTTCCTTCAGGAAGGTGAGGGACAGCAGGATCCCATCCTCCCGCACGCACCACACGATCTTGAACGGTTCTTCCGCATAGCACCATTCGGTGATCTGGTGACCGTAGAACAGGTGGTTCGACAGGATCGAAATATCGGTCCCGGTGAAGATGTTGACGTAGAAGTTGTACGCCAGATCGCGGACGATCGACCCCTTAGCTTGAACATACAGGATGTCGTAATTCACGACCAAGGGAGGAACGTCGGAACAGCCGTTGTACGCCTGCGGGACGGCTTCAATCTGGGAAGGCGTAACCGCCGTGCCAGCCCCGCCGGCATCGATCTTCCATGCACCTGATGACGTCAGAGCAATTAGCGACTGCATCGGCACTAGATGCTTGACAGCGTTCACCTGCTGGCTGGCGATTGTGATCTCGATATTGTCGTCATCCTTCGACGGGATCGAGAAGTCCATGTTGAAGAAGTCGCCCGTCTTCGAGAAATCGATCTGCTCGGGAGCGTTCGCCATCCCGCCGAACACCTGGCGTTGCTGGTAGTACGTGACGCAACCAGGATTCCCGGCCGTCGTGAACGGGTTGTACGCTTGGGGCGGCGTTTTCGTAAAGTCCGGCAGGATGTTGTCGTCGATGAACGTGTTCGTCGCGGCGGGGTTCGCGGCTCCGATGTAGCCGAACAATGCACCCTGAGGCACGTTCGAACTCAGGTTCTCCTGCGTCCGGTAGATGCTGTACAGCGTCGCACCAGTTACCGAGTTCCACGACACCACGTTCTGGGCGCCGACGTTCTGGCCGAGCGCGATGCTTGTGGATGACGCCGACGTGGATCCTTGACTCTCAACCCCACCAACGGTGGCCGTCACGACGTACGAATACTGTGTGTTCGGGTAGGCCGTCCCTGTTCCATGGTTCTGAAACGTCACCGCCGTACCAGTAGGTGCAGGACTGCTAGGCACGAATGTGATTGCAGTCAGCGTCCAACTCGCATTCCCTTGCCGTGTGAGTTTTTGCGGGGCATAGCTGGGATGAACCAGAGTCATGACGTCGGCCGACTGCGTATATTTCAGCAGGCCCAAATCTGCCGCAGCGTAAGGAGTTGCGATCGTGTACACCCGTGCCGCCGTACCACCTGATGTATAAGCACCATACCCGGTCGCATCGATCGGATTGCCATACATGTCGTTCAGTGAATACGTGCTGCTCGTGGCGTTGACTACCAATGCATAGCGCTGGTTGAGTTGCGTCATGCCGCCAATTCCGGACAGGAAGATCGTGTCCCCATTGCTATAGCCATGCCCCGGATCGTTGACCTGCACCGGGTTGGTTTGCGATATTCCTGTGATCGTCGTCCCGTTCTCGAGCACATAGCCGCCGTTCGTCACGAAGCGCAGAGTCTGGTTGCCGAAGACCAACGCATACGTCTGCTGCGTGTTGAACTGGAACGGGATCAGTCGGTTTGGCTTCGAGCTGTCCTTGACCTGCCCGACGAATTGAGTACCGGTGCGCGAGGATGCCCCACCGCGGTAGTCGACGAAGAAGTTTCGAAGCAGAGCGGCACCGACGTGGTATTTCGCCAAGTCAACGCGGCCATACATTGAAGGCGCCAGCTCACCGGCGCCGAACGAAGGAAGGATGATCGGCTGGCCCATCCGTCACCCGATCAGCGAAAGTTGCTGCGGGCCATACGTGAATAGGCCACCTTCCGGCCACGCCCAATCCGATGCGTAGCCGCGGACGCGCATCCAGTCTGGAGTCTGGTCGATGACCGTGATCCCTTCGTTTCCGTTCTTGGATTTTGCGTCGTCTGCATAGGCCTGAGCCTCTTGCAACGCCATGCGGAGCGTGTTCTTGTCGCCAGTCAGAGAGAGGCAAACACGTGCACCCAAGTAGGCTGCGAGCCCTTGAACAAACAGGGAATCCCACATCGCCGTGTTGGTGTTGCGGAACGTGTAGATGCCGATCGCCTGCGGCTGGTTGGTCAACAGAACGCTCAGCGGGTTGTTGTTGAAATCCAAATCAGTGCCGATCTGGAATCGCACCGGGGGTCCGTAGGCTGCGATCGGGGATGCGCTACCAGGAGTCGAGACGGGCGGGATGGGCTGCGTCTGAATCAGGGGGACAAGTTGGCGCATCAGTACGCAATCGCTAGGATATTCGTACTCGTACAGCCACGGCGTGGGGACGGCCTGCCCTTGCGTCGCATCCTGCAATAGCGTGAGCGGGATTTGCTTGCGAGCAAAGTTCCAGTGAGCAGCGCGCAGCATTGCGTCGACGGCATTATCCCAATGCCGGCTGATCGCGTTGGCTTCCGTGCTGCCTT